GGAACGGCACGCGCCAGCCCCACGACACGAGCGATTCGTGCGAAAGCCGCGTGGTGAGGAGCAACGCACAGAGCGACGAGAGCAGAAGCGCGACGGCCTGCGACGACATTTGAAAACTGCCGAAGAACATCTTGCGCCGAGGCGGCGCATATTCCGTCAGCATTGCAGCTGCGGTTGCGAACTCTCCGCCCACCGACAGCCCCTGCAGAATGCGCGCGACAATCACAATGAGCGGCGCCGCAATGCCGATAGTCGCGTAGCCGGGCGTCAGGCCCATCATCAGCGTACTCAGCGCCATCAGAAGAATCAGCAGCGACAGCGTCTTGCGGCGCCCGTAACGATCGGCGCACGCGCCGATAACAATGCCGCCAAGCGGTCGCACCAGAAAGCCGATTGCAAACGTGGCGAGCGTCAATGTGATGGACACAAAGCTGTTGTTCGCGGGAAAGAACACCTGTGCAATGACCTTGGCGAAATACCCGTAGATCAGAAAGTCGAACCACTCAAGACCATTGCCGATGACTGAAGCAAGCACCGCGCGGCGCATCTGCGAACGGCTCAAAGCTGGCGCGGCCACAGCGGGCGTGACCGCTTGCATAACGGTTTGCATGTGTCTCCTTTGTATTCGGCTGCCTGCAAATAGAGAGTACGTGCGGAAGTCACCAATGTAAAATACATATGAGACGCGGTTGCCATATCCAACACATATAGCAGGCCAACCATGGAACTGAGACATTTGCGCTACTTCCTCGCGGTCGCCGAAGAAGGCCAGTTCACCCGCGCCGCCGCCCGGCTGCACATTCAGCAGCCTCCGTTATCGCAGCAGATTCAGGAACTCGAACAGGAACTGGGCTTCGCGCTTTTCGTGCGACAGCCGCGCGGCGTCTCGTTGACGGCGGCAGGTGAAACGTTCGCAGCACGCGCCCGCTCCGTGCTGCTCGAACTGGACAACGCGGTCGTTCAGGCGCGCCGCGTTGCGCAAGGGCACATCGGCACCGTGCGCGTTGCGCTTACGAGTTCGGCTGCGTTTCATCCTCTGACGCCCACGGCCATCCGCAATTTCCGTGAGCTGTACCCCGAGGTCGCCATCGAGATGACGGAGGTCAACGCGGCGGACATCATCGAAATGATGGTAGAGGACCGTGCGGATGCGGCGATTCTGCGCAAGCCGGTTCACACGCCCGCAGGTCTGCGGTTCGAACTGCTGGCCGAAGAACGGATGTTGCTGGTGCTGCCCGTCGGACATCGGCTCATAAGCAGCCGCGCAATAGCGCTCCAGAAGCTTGCCAACGAGTCGTTCATTTTCGTGCGTCGGCCTGGTGCCCCCGGTATGTACGCGGATTTTATTAGCGCCTGTCAGTCAAAGGGTTTCGAGCCGCACGTGGTCGAGGAAGTGCCGCGCATGGTAACGGCCATCAACCTCGTGGCAGCGGGCGGCGGCATCTCGCTCGTTCCTGCGTCGATGCATCGCTATCACCAGGAAAGCGTGCGCTACTGCCGCGTGGCGGGCGACCATGCTTTTCGCGCACCATTGCATCTCGTTACGCGAGATGATTCGCACAGCCCGGCGGCTTCCCACTTTCGCAAGACGCTGCTCGCTTTCGTGCATCAGCATCCGAGCCGCGAGTGAGTGTTGGGTCGGCGTGGTTTTGGGCGGAGGTGTGGGCGGTGCCGCTGTTTCTTGCGGCGTGTTCTGTGATGTATAAGAACCTGTTCTGTTGCCGCTGGAGCCGTCCGTTCTGTGGAGCAAACGTGTGGTTAAGATGGGCCCAAAACGAAAAAGGCCTTATGGACATATATCCATAAGGCCTTGATTTCTTGGTCGGGGCGAGAGGATTTGAACCTCCGACCACCTGCACCCCATGCGGGGTTTCACTCGCCGCAAACCTGCAATACGATTGGCTCCCGGCTAATCGCGTCTAATGCCTGCTTCTTTTTGAGGCATTGCAAACCCGCTTACTGCGGGCTTCCCTCTTTTGATATTAGACGCGTGTCTAGAGCGCGTTAGCCGCGATCTTCTTCGTCCAGATCTAGCGGGATCGTCTGTCCGAAGCGCTGGTGCACACGATTCAGTTTGGATATGAAGTCCGGATAGCTGTTCGACAACTTCATCACGGTCACTACCGACGCCAAGTGCTCACGCAACTTTGGATGACCTATGTCTTGCGTGAGGCGCCTGTGGAGATGGGTCTTCCTCTCATCTTTCTTTGCCTGAGCCTTCAGCTCTTCTAAAAGGCCTGGCGCGAGTCGCCCATAGACGATGTCGTTAGTCAACAAACCGAAATACTGAGGGCGGAAGTTTGGCTTTTCAGGGGGATACTTCAATCCGCGCAGCCTGAACATCTCTTCGTAATAGTCAGGCGGGAACGTCTTCATGTATGGCTGCAATTCTTTCGCGACAAATGCTTCCAGAATCTTCGCCAGAGCATCTTTTTCGCGATCCTTCTGATACCCGGTTGCCTCGTCAACGAGCGCGATGATGCCTACACGCGCGAAACCTCGGACCAGTACTTCGCATTGCTCGGCCACTTCAGCCTGTTTCGCGGTCAGTTCATAGACCTTCCTGGCTGCCAGCACGGCCTCGCACATGTCGGCGAGGATCGTCGCAGGATAGCCAAATGCAGGCCGACCGCCGTGCGGCGGAATGAACTGGATCGGGGACTTAAGCATCGCCGGGAGACCCTGATCAACAAAGGGTTTGATGGCATCAGCCTCGAAGAAATGCACGATTCGCGCATCGCCGGTTTTTGTCTGCCCGCTAGTCATACCGAGCCCGGCGATCAGAGCGCGCTGCGACAGTACACGTGTCCCATCGTCGAGCACGTAGCAAGGTATCTCGATGTCGCCGATCTTTAGGGGATGGTCAGCGGATCCATGCGTCGCACGAGGCAACTCTGCTCTTTCCTTCTTGGCGGCTACCCCTTTCATGGCGATCTCTTTGCGCTCGGCAGCCGTTAGCTTTTTGGCCCGCGCTATGCCGCCTGCCGCCTTTCCTTTGCTGGATGCCATCTGACCTCCTGTTTATGGAAGCCTGAATGTAACTTGCTTATCGACAATATGCAAGTATCTACTTGCATTTTCAAAGCGGCAGCCGGATATTGCTGGGCGATTTATACTGTACATCCATACAGGGTGTGCACAATGGGCCTCTTCAACGAACAAGGTACCGACCGCCATTGCATCGGCTGTGAGCACTTCGCCGAGTGGCGCGGGGGTGGCGCGGTCATTCTTTGCATGCATGAAGGTAGGCCGTATGTGCAGGCGATGCCGGCTCGCGGCTGCGTGCACTGGGTTCGCGCGATTGGTGCTGATGACGAGCATCAGCCGATGCGTCGTGCGCACACCCCTCTGTATAAACAAAAATGATTAAACACTCCTTGCATGTTTAAACATTAGTGTTTAATATAAACACATGTTCAACAACACGGAGGGGCGGTGAAGCAGAAAGAGTTCAAAAAATGGTTGGAAGAGCAAGGCGTCGTAGTCAAAGAAGGAACGGGCCACTGGAAGGCCTACTACAACGGCAAGCAAACCACCCTGCCACGGCATCCCAGCCACGAAATCGGGGAAGGTCTGAGGCAGCGAATTTTGAAGCAACTCGGTCTGAAGTGAGAGGGAGCCCCGAAAGGGGCTTTCTCCGCACCGTTTCTCAAAGCAATGGAGTTTTATATGCTGCGTTATCCAGCACTGATCGAATCTGATGGCACGGGCTTTATGGTCTCGTTTCGGGACATCCCGGAAGCTCTATCCGGTGGAGCGACGCTAGAAGAAGCGCGCGCCATGGCCGCCGATGCGCTGCTCACGGCCATGGATTTCTATTTCGAAGACAAGCGCCCGGTTCCGGCACCGTCGAAGGCGAAGAAAGGCGAAGAGTTGATCGCCCTGCCCGCCAGCGTCTCCGCTAAGGTGCTGCTGCTCAACGAGATGATCGCCCAGAAGGTGACGCCGTCTGAGCTCGCGCGCCGCTTGAATACCCGGCCGCAGGACGTGAACCGCATTGTGAATCTTGGGCACGTCACGAAGATCGATACGATCGCCGAGGCGCTCGAGGCGTTGGGCAAACATCTGGAGTTAAGCGTCGCTTGACGAAGGCCCATCGGCACGGGGAATGCTCGACCTCATCAGGAGGTGTGCCATGGAAGAGCCGAAACTTGACCCGTTTGAGCAGCCGCCACTGGTTCAGGCGCTGCTCGTCGCGCTGCACACTCTTGTCGTTCACGACTGTATGGAAGTGACGAGCGAGGGTCAAACGTGGACGCTCGACTTCATACCTCAGATCAGACAGATCGAGGCAGCGCTGAACACAGTGGGAATCGACGCGACGAAGCCAATGCTTGCGCCGGTTAGATGGGCTGACGATGAATGATGGATGCGTCCGACCTGATGCTGGCGGCGCTCCATGGCCGGTCTTTCTCCGGTCCCGATTGGCTGTTCGAGCTCGCTCCCGTCGCAGAGGTGGCCAGTTTGGTCTAACGCTTATAATTGCCGGCTGGTTATCGCACTGAGAATATTTGGAGCATCAATGAATGATCGCGAGGTGAGGCAATGCATGTTCTGTGGACACGTCGGGGACACGGTATGCGAGGGGCTGTATCCGGCGCCCGGGTGCAACAAGCCGGGGCTTGATGCACGAATCAAGGCGCACAGCACCAAGCAGAAACGCCCGGATCTTAAAATCGTCGAAAAAAATGAGTAGGTCAGCACATCGCCCTTGCTAAACGGAGACACTATGTCCTTTCAACGCTGCCGATCTTCAGAAAACGACGAAGATGCAGCGTCTAGCCGGGCTACCGCGTCGCAATGGGGTGCGATAATCGACCCTACACAGGGGCGATCATGAAGCGGCTCTACCAGTACAAGGGTTTTCAAATCGACGTGGAAACGGAGCCCGTCTGGAAGCCGAGCGACGGGACTTCGTTGACCGGGCCAGAAGGGTATCTGGCCGTTGTGCGCATCAGCACGCAGACCGCACTCGTCCCAGTGTTCTCACCGCTGCGCCTTACGGCAGAACGTTCGAATCCGTTTCCGACGGAAGCCGATGCACTGATGGCCGGATATAGCGCGGGACGGAGGATGATCGACGACACGACCACCGCTTAGGCCAACATCTATTGCCCTACGATGGCCGGTGGATCCCCGTCTCACGCCGCGCGTTCTGGACTCACTGCAACTGGCTGCGCCACTGCGGCCGCAGAAGCGGGTTTGGTCGACGTGGCCGCACTACCCCAGTACAGCCAGCCGAACATGCGCACACCGGCCCACATGAGTTGTCGCCGCCAATCCGGCACAGCGGTCACATCAGAGGCTTCGCGCAACACCGCATCCGCCACCGAGCGCGGCACGATGTGCGTGCTGTAGAGGTAATCGTGCACCGTGGCCGCGTTCGACGCGGTGTCCCCTGCCAGCTCATAGACGATCGGAATGCGCGGCACCGATGCGAAGTTGGTGATAAAGCCGGCAGGCACCGTGAACGTCCGCGCCGCGACGTCCGACTGATAGACCAGATCGGCCAGCAACTCCCACTGGCCGTCGTCCTTGCCGGTGGCCGGCTTGACCTGCAGTTCAGTGAGGAACGCGCTCACGATGCAATCGCCCCGCTCGCCGGATCTGGCGTGTTAACGGTCGGCGTCGACAGATAATCAGCCAGAGCACTCGACACCGCGAGCTGCGCGGCCGTCAGCGTGATCTCGGCAGCGCTCTTCGCGTTCTTGTCCAAACTCGACGCGTCGATCACCTTGATGAGCGCGGGCACACCGTCATTTATCAGCGCGGCAATCTTGTCGGTGGAGATCGGGCTCGCGCTCGATCCAGCATTCGCAACGACATCGCAAGCCGCATTCACCTTGTCCGATGCCACCGCGAGATAGCCTTGTGCGTCCGCCGAGAGTTGCGATTTCATCGCCGTCATCGACTTGAGGAACGGCACGCTGACCGTGCAAACCTTTTGCGCCTTGACCTGCACGGTTGCGACAAGTTGCGCGGCGTTTTGCGTCGGCGCCGTTGCGCCGCATGCGGAGAGAGCAAGCAGGACCACGCCTGCCGCGAGAGCGGCAAATAGCTTTTTCATGGGATTTCCTTCAGGGTTTGCCGCGGGCGCGGCGAGGCGGATTACTGGACTGCAGGAGCGGCTTTGGCACCGCGGGCTTTGAATGCGTTGATGCCAGCATGCACACCGGCCACAACCACGCCGGCGACGAGCGAGGACACACTGGGCGGGACCGGCACATGAAACACGAGGCCCAAAACCCATTCGACGGCTGGCATGAGCGTGGCGGTCGAGATCGCTATGCCGCCGGTGGTGACTGCTGAAGTTTGATTCACGGTTACTCCTTATCGGACAGTGGACGACTCTTGAGCTTGCCGAGCCAGACCGCGGCGTCGAGCAAGACATCGACGTTGAAACTACGGAAGTTGCCAAGGTGGCCGAACCACAGATGGCAGTTCACCCCGCTCTTTTTCGATTCGCAGAGCGTCACCAGATTGGACGGGTCAAGCTCAAGATCAGGGTGCAGATGGAATGGCCTGCGATGATGCACTTCCAACTTTTCGGTACCGCCGCACACTTCGCAAACGGGGTGCAGCGCCAGGTGCTGCTTTCGCACTGCGGGCCAGTGACCCGAGCGCGCAGCAGTAATCGGATGCTTGCCCTTGGCAGCATCGACCAGGTGTTTGATGATTGGCATGGGTAGCACCGCAATACGCGGTCGAGGTTTATCACTCGGAATCGAGTGACGAGGTATAAGTCAGTCGCCGAACTTCAGAAGGTCGTCGGCTAGGCGAGTCCCAATGACTTCTTGGCGGCCACATACAGCGCGAGACGCTCGGAGTAATGAAGCGGCATTGCATTCGACGTCGCACTGCCGAGGTTCACAGCGCGTGAGGCACCAAGAAAATCCCCGGTGAGAGCGAGCGCGCTGAGCTTGCGGCTCGCCCAGTACCAAGCCGCCGACAGCGCTGCATTCCCCGGCTGCTCCAGCAACTCAGGATGGTTCACGAGGTCAAGGTCGAGCCCGATCGCGGCAAGCGTGTAATTGCGCCGGCCGGTCACCTGAATCAAGCCGCGTCCGCAAAAACGTCGACCATCACCCGGCTGGGTGTTGCCGAGTTCGCTCGCTTTCTTCGTTGGCGGCTCATACGACTGTTGTGCCAGCGTGGGACCCCACAGCTCGCGCGTGTAGACCAACCGCCCCGACTCGACACCTAACGTTGCAAGAAACGCGGCGACGTCGAGCGGCTCTGTGATGCCGTACTTGTCACAGGCGGTCTGTATCGGTGGGAGCCATTGGGCCGCACGCAACTGCGTCGCGCCACAGCCGGCCGCGATGGTGGTGGTCGTCAGCCTCATATGACCGCCATCAGGAACTTGAAGCAGTCAGCCAGCCACGTCGGGAACCGATGGAACTGGGTGTAAAACCACATCCCATACAGCGTGAGCAATGGCAGGCCGATCGGCAGGAACACCTGTTTCAGAAGAAATCGCCAGGCGGCCGCGAGGCGACAGAAGAAGCGCACCGCAACGATGCCCTCCGCCCACGCCGCGCGAATAAACGCAGTGTCCTCAGAAACGGATTTCGTCAACGCAGTGTTTTCGGCGATTGCCACGTCCTGCGCGCTGAGTCTCAGGACGACGCTCTTGCGGAACTCGTCTTCAGGCATATCCATGAGGTCGTTGGATTCCATTGGGCCTCGGAAATAAAAAAAGCCACCCGAAGGTGGCTTGTTGGTCGAATCGTTGTTTGTTGCTAGATCACGTGCATCCCGAACGCAACTGGCTTCAGCACGGTCGGGTCATCCTCTCCGCCATAGATTCGCAGGCGGGTTCTCAGCCGAGCGAGTTCTTCGCCTAGCGCGAGCATTTCAAGCTTCATCCTTGCGGCCGTATCCCGCGCGACCAATTGGAACCCGTTTACGTTGTACACATCGGCACCAGCCGCACTGCTGATCACCAAGTAGCGGCCGTGTTCTGGCACAACGAAGTGAATGCCGGTCGGCGCAACAGGTTCGTTCACGATCTCCCATTCGGCGGCCGTACGCGTCACGATGCTGACCGCCTCAGTGAACTCGGCCTGCGGGATTTGGCGATACGGCACTTTGAAGTGTGCTTTGAGCTTCGACCATACCTTGATGGCAGCACCGCCCTGCTTTGCCTTTGGAAGACGCTCGACAAGAGTCTTCACCATCAAACGCAGCGTCTCTTGCTGGTCTCCGTTCAATACGTCTTCCGGATTTACCGAGAAGGACGCTCGCGGGTTGATCGCTATGCCTTCGTTCCAGTATTGCCACAGTGCATCGTCGCACTCGTTCTGATACTGCACAACCCGCGCGCGAATCGACTCATCACGAATTTTCTTGGGCTCAAGCGTCATCAACCAGCCGGGGAGCTTACGCAGCGGCATGCAAGTCTGCTCTCGCTGCTTGCCATCTTTTGCAATCATCAAGATATTCTTGATGGTCCATCGTTGCCGATTAGCCGAGAACTTTTCGTGCTGCCCCTGCCAGCTGACGCCTATCCCCTCAACTAAAGGGTGCATCGGTACGAAGGGTTGCCCGTCATGCTCGACGACGAACAAATCTGCGCCATGGAACGGCACTTTGATTTGGCGGACCACCGCCTGCGTGCTACCATTGTTCATGATCTTCCTTTGCTAGTGGATCACTGCTGTACGAACGCCTGACCGGTTGCCGCCGGTTGGGCGTTTTCTTTTTCGAGGCTCTCTACAAGCCGCCGAACAATCTCCGAGTTCATGCTGCAAAAACGACTCGCTGCCGCAGCCTGAATCCTCTGCTTTACTGCCGGCGGCATTTTTACGAGCACGCCCGGCATAGCCCTCGCTCCCTTCATAAGACCTCCAATAGGGCATTTCGCCCTAGCCCGTGCTAACATTGTGCTAGTACGAAGCAATAGTAGTACGGTAGTAGCACGCACGCAAGAGAAAGTTGAGGACGAGGCAATGGCTCGCACGGACCCGCAGGTGAACATACGAATGCCGGACTCTCTAAAGTCCGCGTTGACTGACGTCGCCGAGAAGAACGGGAGGTCTCTCAACGCTGAGATAGTGCGGCGCTTAGAACTGAGCCTTGCGGCGTCTTTGCAGCAGGACGACGCTCGTATCGAGAATGACGGCAAAGTCGTCTACTTCGAGTTGAAGACAGTCCCAGCGGAAGTGCGTGAAATATTGGAATACCTCGATAGGGCTAAAGAGCGCCTCGCTGCTACTTACTTGGCAGAGACTGAGGTGGAAAAACAAGAACCAGTGGTCGAAGTGCGACGGAAGGCAAAAAACAAAAAAACCAGCTAATAAGCTGGCCGCTGAGCGGACAGAGCAACTTGACACCTAGGCCCAAACGTCCTACATTGGATTCCGTTGGAAGCGCAACCGCGCGGCCCGTCTATCCGAAAGGACACTACCATGAAAGCTTGCTTTCGCACCCGCTTGGGTGCTGGATCCCGTCATGCTCTACACCCCGCCCTCTCCGCAGGACCTCGACCGGTTGAAGAACGAGCTCGGCCTGTCGGCATCCAAGATGGCATCGCTATTCGGAGTATCGAGCGGCCGGCAGTGGCGCAATTACACCGGAGGCGAGAAGCCGCGGGATATGAACCCTCATATGCTGTTTTTCGCCGCTGCCCGTCTCGAACTGGACGACAAGACGATCGAGCGAGTGCTGCAACGTATGCGCCGAGTCGGAGCCACGATCGACTTGAACGCCGACTCCCCGGCGCCCGATGGAGAGCAGCAGCCATAGCAATGTCGCTCGGCTGCGCGGCAGCGTCCGCGCACGCCGAACAAAGCTGGTTTCAGATCGAGGCTGGCTTGGGCGTTACGTCGGCCGTCAAGCTCGGCGACGGCATGTACTACTCGAAAGGCTTCTCACACGACACGCCTAACGGCAGTTACGGCGGCCGCGTTGGCCTTGTGTTCAATGCCATCTCCGCGGCGCCTCGCTCATTCGTGCCGGGCGTGCGCGCACACCTCGACTACTACAACTTCGGCAAGGTGAAGTGGTCGAGCACGAATCCGCAGGACGAAGCGGACTTCTCGTCTGTCGGCCAGCGCGGCGGCTACAACCTCGCTACGCAGAGTTGTGTCGACGGAAACTGCGGCGACATGCGACGCTTCGACAGCACCGGCGGCATACAGGCCATCGCGTTGACCGTTGAGCCCTATTGGGATCTCGGCAGTGGCTGGCAACTCGGCGTCGAAGCCGGGCCCGCGCTGTATCGCACCACCTGGACATCGGTCGCCGTAGCGCTGAACGATTCAGCGCGCTTCGGCCCTGCAGGCACGCAGGAAACGCTCAGCCATCAACCGCACATTCAGGTCGGCATGCTGGTCGGCGCATCAGTAAGCAAAGGGCCGTTCTCCGCGCGCCTGAATTACCTAAATGCCCCCGTCGGTTACAGCACGGATAAGAACGTACCGGCCGGAATTAAGGGCGAATTCATGCTTTCAGTTTCATACACATTTTGAGCATGAAAAGCGGAATATACGTAATTGAAGCGCCGTCTGGGCGCATCTATGTCGGCTCTTCGTCAAACCTTCGCCAAAGGTGGCGCACACATTTATCTAGCCTTCGCCTCGGCTCGCATCACAGCCCGCTCCTACAGGCTGTTTTCCGAAAGTATGGAGAGGATGCCGTCGTGTTTCGGCCAATAATATTCTGCTCAGTCGATGACTTGCTCTTGTACGAACAGCGGGCAATCGACATCCTAAAACCAGAATATAACTGCTGCATGTTCGCCGGCAGCACAAGGGGCGTCAGGCCATCGCTCGAAACTCGAGCGAAGTTGTCAGCCTTCCAGAAAGGAAGGGGACCGGTATCAGCCGAAACTCGAGCGAGGCTCTCTGCGGCTTTGAAGGGGCGAGCCATTTCTGAAGAGTGGCGAGCCAAGTTGTCGTCCGCCGCTCAAGGTAGGCCGGCCGCCTTCAAAGGAAGGAAGCATAGCGATGAGACGAAGGAAAAGCTATCCGCAATAGCTTCTGAGCGGACGGGGTGGAAGCATTCAGAGGAGACTAAGGTTAAGATCGCTGGGGCTAGGCGCGGGAAAAAGCGACAGTCCCAGGACGTAGAAAAATGGGCCACCACTATGCGCGGCGTCGCTCAGAGCAGGAACACGTCTGGTTTTCCCGGCGTTGCCTGGCACAAGCAGAGTCGCAAATGGTTCGGGCAGTTTAGTCACAGAGGAAATCGGATATTTTGCGGAGCCCATGCAACGCCCGCTGAAGCATACGTGGCAATCCAATACCGCATGGCCGAGCTTGGACTACTCACGATTGACGCCAGCGGTTGACGGTTGTCTTTTTTGAAAGATCATGCTTTCGATGAACTACACGTGGTGATGTATCTCAGGCCGGCGGCCGCGGTTGATCACCCGATGGCCGGTCGATGTCGCTATCTGCTTAAGCCATCCAAGCGGCGCTGAAACTGTGGAAGCCTGCGGTATCATGCGCGATTGACCATTACAAGACTCCACCCAATGGCATCCGAGGATTTTCGCGCTGCCACGACGCGCCGACACCGTTTCCCCCGTAGCATCGACTCACACGATTCACACGCCGATCAGCGGTCCTCCCATGAGAGGACCAAGCCGGTCGGAAAACATTTTGACGGCCTCGATGTCGTCCGCACAATCCTCGCTCTGACGGTAGCATTAGGTCACTTTTTCTACCTGAACGGCCGAGACGGGTCGATTCCTCACTCGTTCATCTTGGCGGTCGACTTCTTCTTTGCACTCAGCGGTTTCGTCCTTACACAAAGCGTGCTTACGTCGTCGAACAGGGATCTATCGGGCTTCGTCCAGCACTTTGCTGTGCGTCGCATATTCCGACTTATGCCACTTTATCTCCTGGCCCTAGTCGCAACTGCAATTGTGCAGTGTCTGCAGTACGGTTCTTCGACGGACCCGTTCTACTATTTTCTCGTCGGCGCTTTACTGCTGCAGGACATAGGCTTCGCAAAGGGAGCGATGCATATCTTTCTCGGCGACACGAGCATGGGTGTCGCTTGGTCCATTTCCGTTGAAATGTGGGTGGGTCTAGCCTTTTTTTGCATGGTCTTTGTTTTGCGCACGTCTCGCACGCAGCTCGCGTGCTGCTGCCTGGCAATCGCAGTTGCATGCGCGGCGACGCTAGTCAACGATTCACCAAATTTCCTTGATGTCCACTACCAACAGGTGAACAGCATTCTGACATTCGGTGCTCTACGCTGCGCGCTAGGCTTGTCTTTGGGGTGCCTCGCTTACATCACATACGCTGCGACGAAGCACGTTGCTTTTGGCACGGGCTTATGCTCTGTTCTCGAAGTCGCCCTTGTTGTCGGATGTTTTCTGCTCTACGGCAAAATGTCCTATGTGAGACAGAACGAATTCATTGCTCCGCTCATTTTCGCCGTCGTGATCTACGTCTTTTCTCGTCAAAGCGGCGTGATCTCGCGATTCTTGTCCGCAAGGGTTTTCTCCCCTGCGAGGCCACTGTCTTACGCCATTTATCTCATCCATCCCTTGTCGGTCGTCGCCTTCCGATACTATGGCTTGGCCTTTGATTGGCGTCATGCCTTCTTTTACATTGCTTCGCTACTGGCGCTGTCGTTCGCGCTGAATAGAACCATAGAGCAGCCTGGTATCAGGCTAGGACAGCGCCTGCTTCCGTCCCCTAGGGGATCGTGACGCTGCTTGCAGGAACCTGAGCGGACTGCCCTGCAATGACAGAACGACATCCGTACACGAAGTCGCGCACGGCGGACGCGAAGTCAGTGAAATTGGCTTCCGTGAATGCGTGCAGCATCCCAGCAGCATCTGGATAGTCCATCTGCGCTGCGCCATTCGGAAAGCCTTTCCCGGCATTGATGCTGGTCTCAATGGCGATAATGTCCATCTGGCTTAGACGATCAACAGCGTATGCCGCGTTCAACGCCGGCGTGCCAGTGCTAATGATCGTGAGGCCAGCAGCTAATGCGGCCGCCGCCTGCGCTGCCAACTCAACAGCGGCGGTGGCCGATGCATAGGCCGGAAAAGCCGCAGTCAGTTCGGCAGGGGTTGCGATGTCATTAAACAGGACTTCGTCAGATGCAGCGACGTAGCCACTACCAACAGATCGAAATGACAGGCCGTTGTTCGAATATGCGTAGTTCATAGGTTGTCCTCCCACCCGCAGCAGCCAAGATATAGCGCCGGGCTGGTGCCAGCAGTGATGTAATAAATGTTGGTCGAAACTAGAAGAATGAAAACCTCGTTGACCCATCCGTAACTCCCGTTGCCGGATAGGTTGAAGTCTGACGTGCTGCCGTCTGCTGAAATGATGCCGACCCAGTTCGATGCCGCCGATCCTGCGCTGTAGCTATACACGCCGATTTTCGCCGCTGTCGGCGGCACGAAATTTCCCGTAGCGATGGCCGTGTAAACCGTGGCATTGCCGGCGCTCAACATTACAGGAAACGTGCCACCAGGCAGATAGCGAACCGTGCGTCCATTCTGCTTGAAGCCCGACGCGTAATAATTCGTCGCGCTCAGGGTGCGGATCCAGCCCACGCGCGTCCATGCCGTGTATCCCGCGGGAAGAGTCGGCGCAGTGGCTGACAGCGAGAACAGAGCTGCTTGCGCCTGCGTCGTTGGGTTATAGATGACGTGGACTGCATACCACGTGTTGAAGGCCCAAGATCCTGTATCGAGAGAATTTGCCGAGCCAGCCGCACCACCGGTCGAAGGGGCAAGCGATACGCCGGACAGGCAGAACGGAATCCCGGAACCGGTCTTCACGACAAGTTGGTCCGCGCTGATGGTCACGACGGCAGAGGCGCCAGTGGCACCCAACCGTAGATTTGAGAACTGACCGCGCGCGCCAGACATGGCAATCAGCGCGGAGAGCACTTGGTTGTATGTCGTCTTGCTGGGCGTGAGACCACCGGCAACAACAACGGCTCGCAACTCTTCCTGAATCATGTTCAGCCAAGAGCCGCGCACGTTCGTGGCAGGAGTTCCTGCTGCGGGATTTCCCTCCGTGAAGTACCCCTCAGTTCCCGCTGATTCCGGGGCTGGCAGCGAGGTGGCTGCTGTCGCATCATCGATTCGATACATATGGCCTCTTATGCGCCGTGACTGACGCCGTGAAATTCAAGCCCGTCTATCGAGGGCTATAAGTCTTTTGCAAGTAGTCCGGATGTTCTGCAGACTCTGGTTGCTCAGCGTAACCGTACCGATCGGCGTTTATCTCCGACGTCGTGCTTGGAGAAGTCCATATCCAACGGTGGTGCCGCTGGAAAAGCCGATATTTGCAACGAGATAAACTGTCGTCGTCGACGCTAAGGACAACCGTATAGAGGGAATCGCGAAGACAGCACCGCCTGGCCGCGATACCGAGTCAAAGATGATTGATCCATTGGCCGGCCAAGTGTTGGACGCTGGGATCGTTGCCGAAACGGTGCTGATGTACCCCTGATAAGAATTTTCTGCTGTTGCCGTAAATCCAAGAGAGCCCCAGACCTCCCAATCTCCTGCCGATAAAGAAATCGAAAGGATGTTTGTCGGTACCGCGTTAGTCAGCGTGATGCCCGATGTGACCACAAGCTGGGCACTGACATACTCGCCAACACTTCCCGCATTCGCATTATTGTTCGTCGTCGTGCCGACGATCCCCGCAGTCTGGGACGGGGTAATGGTGCTGCTCGCAGCGAGCGTCGTGAACGAACCCGTGCTGCCGCTGATCGGCGCATTGGTGATCGTTCCGCCGGAGATCGTTGGCGTGTTCAGCGTAGCACTGCCAATCGTCGGCGACGTGCCGAACACTGCAACACCGCTGCCCGTTTCGTCCGACAGCACGCCGGCCAACTGCGCCGACGTGGTCGCGGCGAATTGCGCGAGGGTGCCGGTCGTCGTGGCCGCGCCCGAATAACACGTGAATCCAGTCCCACTCGTGTACTGCAGCGCGCTCGTCGACGCGGAGCAGCTCGGCATGGCGAATGCCGTCGGCGACGCGGACGATGACGTCGCATTGGCGAGCACTGTATCGGCCGCCTGAGCAGCGCTATACGACGGCGCGATGAGGCCGACTAGGGAGGTCGCGCCGGTGCCGCCGGAGGCGACCGGAAGCGGCGACGACAGCCCAGTGATCGTGCCGCCGGTGATCGCCGCCGCAGCGTTCGTCGTCTTGGCTGCGAGCGCGCTGTTAAGCTGCGACGCAGTCAGGATCTGGCCAGGAGTGAATTGGGCATTCGCGACGACAGTCGTCGCAAACAGTGCTACGCCGACGGCGAAGCGCGCCAGCCAGAGATTCGGTTTTTTGGTCATTGAATTCACGCGAGAGCTGATGTTTCGAGGACGAAAGTTCCGTCTAAAGTGCCGGGCAGGCCGAACGCAAAGATCGGAATAGTGTGAGCCGGCATGATCGATTCGAACTCGCACTGAAGGACGCTGTTTCCCCAAGCAGCAAGCGGATCGCCGGCGGCCATCGCGCCCGCCACCGCGCGCACGAGAGAGTTGAGCGGCGCAGTTATCTTCCAGGCGAAATTCCAGTCATACCCGCAGCACGGATCGCCCGCTTTCAGCATCCCGGCTCGGGCTTGCGTGTATTGCGTGATCGTTACCGTGTAGCCGAGCTGCGCCGCAAAGTTCACGAAATACGGTATTGACTGCCCGCCGCTATTGGCGAAGCGCGCGACCACCTGATTGCGCCGCTGCTGGATCGTCGGCGACGTCCCGGCGCAGGGGTCAGGCAGGCCCAACGTCAATTCCCACTCTGGAAGCAATTCGGTAGCCGTCGCCGGGAAGGCATCCGTCAGCAGATACGCGGCCCGGTTGTAGTTGCGCTCGTACGATGGCGCCAGACCGGCGAACGTCTTGGTCTGTACGGCGTCCTGATCTCGCGGCCATACTCTTCCCCGCGGAAGCAGCGCCTGAAACGCGCGCAGGAAATCCGCTGCGGTCAATGTCGGAGCAGCCAAATTAACCTCATGGATAGCTGACGGTGCCTCGAAAAGGCAGATAGCCGATGGCGCTCGTGATGTTTCCGGCCGGTGACGTGATCACGAAGCCGTCGGTGCCGGAAATGGCGGCAATCGCCGATTCGATCTCACCTAGATTCACGGTCGCGCCCGTTGGGTCACCTTCGCGCAAGAAGACGTCATCGATCGCTGCGGCAATCGCGGCCTTCGTTGCCGCTGATGCGCCGCTCAGACCGGTTATCGTGAAAGGCACGACGTTCTGAAGCGGCGTACAAACCCAAACGAGCGCAGTTACAGGCTGCTGTGTAACGATCGCGTCGGCCACAGTCAATTGATCGCCCGTCGCTACAGTCGCGCGCGGCAGCCCGTTCGACCCCTCGTCGTTCTGCGAGACTCCATTGGTCCCGACTGGAAACCCGCCGTTGCCTGCCTCGGCGGCGTCCAGCATCACGTAGACAACCACCGTGCCAGCACCGAAACCGTTTGGGCGACACCAGGCGCGCGTCACACCGGCGACGGCAAGCGCCCAGTTCACATAGTCTTCCTTATCGCCACCCTGCTCCGGGTTTTGGTACGCAGAGATCACGCGAGCACTGAACGCGTCCTGAGTCTCCACATCGGCGCCGCCGGTGAAGTCCGTTGCCGCAGATCCCGTCGATTGAATGCCGGGGACTGCCGTGCCCAACGACAGAACGGTGTTCGCATCGCAATTTCCGGCCGCACCGGCTGCGGTATCCGTGCACGAGACCGTCACATTGCCGGTGCCGTCGACTGTCGCATCGGCATTCGTTTGATACGTCCTGCCGTCGCCGCGGACAACTGGCGTCAATGCGGGGAGCAAAGTGCCAGAGGTGCCCTGAAACTTCGCGGTTCCGCTCGCCTGCGTCGCACTCTTCAGGTACTTGTTCTTTAGTGCCCCCCAGCCAGCAAGATACTCATCGGTCGCTGTCCATGGCACCGCCTGCTTCGCGATCCAGTCAATGTACCCATAGTGCAGGTAGGCGAGCCCGGCCTGAACAATGGTGATGATCCGCACGACGCTGTATCGCAGCAGCGCACTGACGCCCTGCAGATTAGCTTGCACGTCCGCCGCGACCTGAGCCTTCAGGTCGGACAATGTCGGTCGAGAAAATGGCATTTACTGTGTCCCGCCCCATACCCACGTGAACGCAGACGCGACGCTTGTCCCGTCCTGCTGATATGCAACGACCTGTGCACCGAGGAACGTCGCGCGAACCCATTGCACGGTGATGTCGAAGCGCGCCACGACCTTGTCATCGATGAGCCATTGCAATGCCTCGGCGATGTAGTCGTACGCGCGCTGCAACGTCGCGGTCGTTTGTTTCGCGCGCTGAAGCAGCCACAAGCGGCAACCGATCTGCGTCGT